ATTCCTAAAGGTCAGAATTTATATAATACATATGAAAATAGGGCATATCGTGCAACTGTTGCGGGGTTGGGTAATGCGATGATTCAACCAACACAATATTTTCAGTTGGAAAATGTTCCGCTATTCAATGGTGCTTATCTTATATTAACTGTTGAACATCAAATTACTCCAAACAAAATGATGACAAGTTTTTCTGGCACTAAAATATTAAGGTTTCCTGTTCCACGTGTTTTAAATCCTGCAGCAATATTTGGCATTAACAATAGTGCGGATGATAGTAGAAATATTGAAGAAATGTCTGAAGGTGAAATAATACGAGGTACACAAGCAGTAACAATATCAACCCCAAGATTGGCTGAATTAAATTCTGTCTTTGGTATTGATGTTTCAAAAGCACAAGGTAATTTTAATTGGGATAAGGCAGTAAATCCAACAAGTCCAGATGACCAAAAACCAAAATTCGCATTCATTAAAGTTACCGAAGGTAGAGATTATCAAGACCCACAAAGAGCCAATAATGCGAATGGTGCTAAAGGAGTTGGTTTGAAAATAAGTTATTATCACTATGCGTTTCAGTTTTCTGAAAACAATAATGATGCAATTATTACCAACGCAAAAACACAAGCAAAAAATTTCATAGATACTGTTAAAGCAATGCCACATAAACCAGATTTTCCATTGATATTGGATATGGAAAGCTATGAGGAATATGATAAAAACGGCACATTAGTAAAATCCAGATATTGGTCACCAATTAAAACCAACAATGATTTGTGGATTAATACGTTTATTGCAGAATTGAAAAAAGCTAAATATGATACCATTCTTTATGGGGGTAAATATTGGTTTCAGGATTATACAAGTGATAATTTTGCATCAATACCGTTATGGCACGCACAATATCCACTTAACCCAGAAGAAACAAATCCAACAGTTGCAAGTGGCTGGCAAAAAGGCGGAGATAAAGGAATCCAAACATGGACTGCATGGCAATTTAGTTCTGAGGGCAGAATTAATGGTCATGTGGGTAATATTGACTTAAATGTAATGAAAGAAAGTTATTTCAATTCGTTGAAAATAACTTAAAGAATGCTCTTTTTCAATTCAAAAAGACTAATAATGTCATCATCTGCGGTTTGCGGATTGAATTTCATTTCTTTTATTTTTTGAATTGCTTTTGCAACGCTGTCTTTTACACTTTCTTTATTTAATCCTTCCAATATAGACAATCCTTCATTTTTGAAACTTTCAAGTAGTGTTTCTTTTTCGGAAGGCGTTGATTTTATTAATGTAAGTAATAGCTGTTTTTCTTCTTCATTTAAAGAATCATATTTTTCGTTGAATTTATTAACTGCGATTTCAATGACATCTTCGTTAATAAATTTTGATTCTGGATTTTCAATTTCGGATGTTTTTGGCGATTTAATATGACCCATGATTGTCTCAAACGATTCGTGTATCACATCAACGTTAACATCTTCATAATTATTTAATGATTCTTTAATTAAATTATTAATCGCAATATAAAGTTGAACTTTACTATCATCAACTTGAATATCTTCAGTAAGAAATGGTTTTAATTTCTCATGTTCTCTTTCAATTTCCTTATTGGTATAAATTTCGAACAACTTGATGTTATTATCTATATAACGTGCTGCAATCACATCATTATCAATGTGTTTTGTTTCCAAGTTATTAAATACTTTAAACTCCAATTGTAATATTGGGGAACTTTTTACAACGTTGAAAAAATCCTCGGTGAGTTGTTTCGACTCTTTAATTAAAGTATTGCCAAAATAAGCATCCTTTAATTTTTTAGAAACCACCAAATTAACAATACCAATGTTGATACTTTCCATGCGATTTTGTTTGAATTTATTATAAATACTCTAAATAATTATAAACGTTATTTTTAAATCACTAATTAATTATTCTGGTAACTCAATATTTTCAATATCTTCAAAGTTAACATCTTCAGCATTATTGTTTTTTTCTTCAACGTTTATGCTCTCACCATTTTTTAAGATATTGTCAATCTCAGTTATCATATCTTCAGCATTTTTATTCAAACGTTCATTAATCTCATCGTTTTCCTTAATGACTTGTTTGTGTGCCTCGCCATTTTTATGTTCTGGCTCTCGACTGCTACCAAAAACTAATTTTTCAACATGTTTTGAATATTCTTCATCATTCATTTTTCTACGGGTTTCAGCTAATGGTGCTCCACCGCCAGCCATTGGCATTTCTCCACCACCCATCGGTGCTCCACCTACTGGTGGCATTCCACCGCCCACTGGTGGTGCTCCACCACCTGCTGGTGGCATACCTGCTTCTCCGCCACCCATCGGTGCTCCACCTGCTGGTGGCATTCCACCACCTTCAGTTCCACCACTCATTGGTACACCACCTTCAGGTGCACCAAAACGTTTATCAATATCAGCAAATAATCCAGATTTCTTAATGAGAACTGGAGCATCTGCAAGTTCTTGCATAACAACCTTTTCCATCTTCTGTTGTTTCAAATCTTCAACAATTTCCCTATCACTTAAATTGAACAACAAACGTTTAGCCATTGTATGTGACATTGCTGCAATACCAGCTTCAGCACGTGTTAATTCAGTATATGTTTGTGCCTTTTCACGTAATATTTCAGCTTTTTGTAGTTCTTGCTGTGAGGACGGATTGGTTAATGTTAATGTGAAGCTATTCAAATCATCACCAGTGTAACCCAATAAATATAAATGTACCATTGCCATTTTATTGAGTTCCTGAATCATGGCTTGTTGAACACGATTTATTTTCTTTGCAAAACGAATATCATATTGCGCCATGTTTTTACCAGCACCAGCAGCATCTTGGAAACTTAAAAATGGTTTCGGTATACCAAGACCAGTGAATAAATTATCACGCAAATATTCAATATCCTGAATCTGGTCAAGATTTTGTGCACCTTGTAACGTATCAATACCTGTTTGTGTATTTGCGTTTCTTACTGGTATGAAATAATCTTCATCATTACCAAGTATATTGAAACGGTAGTCAATTTGACCGTTGGTTGGTGATACTTGTGCAATTTTTTTAAATTTAGTTGCTACTCTGTAGATATATTCTTCAATATCTTCCTCATCAATATTTCCCACGTCAATTTTGAACACCTTTTTTTCACCAGCACGAATAATACGATAAGTAAGCATCGCATCTTCTGCCATTACAAGCTGGCGAAAAACTCTACGTACTTTATTAAGTACTGATGAACCATATGGTAAATATTTATCATCACCAAGAAGACGGAAATGTGCAATTTCAAACACATTGAACTCATCTCCCGTCATTCTTTCTCTGAATTTAACGAGTGGCTTACCATTTTGTATTCTTTCGAAACGTTCTATTTCATAGTTTACGAGTTGTTTTACGTGTGTAATACCTTTTTTACGTTCACCATATAATAACACAAAATTATCACCATATTTAGTTACGTTTCTTGTCCAGAAAGGTAAATTAACATTGACATTAACAATATCGTAAAAAAATTCTTCCAACAACATTTTTATTCTTTCTTTGTTGGAATATATATTTAACATTTTGCCATCTAAACCAATGGTCGTAGCTTCTTCCATGAATAAATCCAATGCGCTTGAAATAATTGGATAATATTCCATGCCTTCATAATCAATGTATGCTGGAAGTCTGGCTGCTTCATATTGAAGTGCTTTCTGAAATCCTCTATCAGTCGTCCTAAAAAATTTATTTTGGAGTTCACGTTTTTGCTCCAATTCCAAACCTTTTCTTTGTATTTCTTCGGGAGTAGCACCTTTAATAATAACTCTTTGTGGTTGGGTAACCGTTGTGGATTGTGAAACTGTTGGCGCAGCATCAGCAAATCCCATACCATCCAAATTTAAAAGTTGATTAAGTTGTTGATATATTGTCCCTTTTTTCTGTTCTTCAGCCATTTTTATAATTTTTTATATTTTTTTATAAATACTTTGATTTTTTGAAAAAGTCATTTAAATATAAATACATTTTAATTTTTCTTTTTCTTATCCAAACCCTTAAATAACCAATCATATGAAATATATGGATTCAATGGTGAAGCACTGTGTGGTGAAATCATTGGTCTGATAATTGTTTTGGTATTGCCACTATCTCTCTTTTTCATTTCAGTAATATCGTTGACTGTGATAATGGCATTTAGCATTTTTTCAGTAACACCCTTGCTTTGTTTGAATCTCGCCATATCAAAATTCAACACATATAAGCCTGTTGACAATCCCATGATTGAATCATCGTGAAATGAACGTTTATGGTCTGCAAC